CGTCCTCATATGACATCATACCATTGAGGACACGCGCGAGGGGACGAACCCCCACGCACACTCCGTCCCGATGAAAGCCGGTGTGATGCACATTTTGGAGATAGTGCACCTCTTTGGCGGAGACGAAGCTCTTTTCCACAGAGAGGATCATCCCAAACTCAGACAGCAGAACATCCGCGACCTTTGTGGATGAACACCCGGTCATCCGGTACACGCCGTCATCGCCCTGGACCAAACAGTCGAGGACGCGACCCTTACAAACGGCGCTGGCGTAATTCATCACCCACAAGTTCACGAGACTGCCAATCAGGTTAGTCAGAACTGAACCTGACGGGATACCGCCTTGTCTGGTCTCACCTTCGTAAAACCCATTTGGCGTATATATCCCACACCCGCAAAACACATCACATAGGTACGTGAGATGCGTGTGCCATGACCTGTGAAACCACTGCTTCATAATCTCGAACACACGACGTATGACCGCTTCTGGGATCGAGGCGTCGAAATTCGAGAAATCGACCGAACACAGTGGGTGTTTCGTGGTACGCAAAAGCCGCGTGACCTCCGCATCAACTGCGGTACGCCCTGCCCAAGCGCAAAAGATCGGGTTACCCCGAAGCGCCCGAAGCAACGGTTCCTGGACCATTTTCTCCAGGTTACCAATCACGCGACTGCCTTGATAAATCGCACGAAACTTACAAAATGGTCCGCTACGAGGTTGGCCCCGAAAACCAACAACACCAGGGTAGTAATGCACTGACTCGCGCGGGTACCCACCACGAATAATTCTCGCTGACATTTCCGTCACGAGATCAAGGTGGGCACGGTCTGAAGAAAACACAGGCCAGCCTAAGCCGGTCTTCACCTTGGAGAAGATGTCCACCGCTGTACGCAGTGTAGACAGATTTAACTTCCCCTTACGGACGTCGTACAACTGACTCACCACTGCATCCGCAACAGCAAGAGCCCGCCCGTCTCCCATTTTACAATGGTGCGGGGTAAAGTAGCGTCGGACGAGCGTATCCATTGAACAACCCGACGAATCGGGTGTGAGGTATGGTGGCCTCCTCGAATACGTCCCATGTTTCGCTCTTTGACTAAGCTCAGCGTTAGCTTGTGCAGGGAGCAGGTCACACTGAGTGGCATCGCTGAAGCTCTTGTAGACAACCGAGCGGTGAGGATTTAACTCACCGCGAGGTCCACGCGGCACCAACCGTGTGGTAAAGTCCTCCGAACAACCGCTACCAATCAGACCCAAACCGCTCCGCAACGACTGCAGAGCACGCTCGCTTGGGATTTCGGGTTCCCAGGACATGGGAATTCCCTCCTAGATAAGCTCCCCCTAAGAGGAACTAAGTTCCCC